ACGGAGCAAGACAACACACCCCTGCCCTATATCCTGATTATGGACGAAGGCAAAGCACCATCGCAGACTACGAAGGACGACGGATGGATGCCGTACATGTGGCGTGTAGGTGCCGGCGTTATGGTGGCCGCTATCAGTCCCAACGAGGTGGATGCACTCGTGATGAAGGCAATGCAAGCCATCGCCAACCACATCGCATCGCTCGATGCTCAGGGCAAGGACATCCCCTATCTTTTGGAGGGAATGCCACAGACCCAGGGCGTGCAATGGGACTGGGAGAAACCCTGCTACTTTGACGCGGCACACTATCAGTGCGACGTTGAGAACACTAACGACGACGACGATGACGAAATCTAAGAGAACCAAGGTAATCATCGACCAGAAGCCGAACGGCCCCGTCATCCTCTCGGGCGCAAGCCGCGACGAGGTGGCGCAGAAGTTCGAGACGCTAAAAGCATCTGCAAAAGGTGCTACTCTCATGGCTGGTGCAGTAGGCCGAAAAGCCGACGGTACCTTTGAACTCAGGATTGACTTTATCAAATCTTAACACCATCAATAAAATGGGAACTCTTAAAGGACAAAACTTTCGTATTTGTGTATTTGACCACACCGAGACTGGCGACACTCCCTACGACGTGTATAAGGTGATAGGAATGGCGACAGGATGCACGGTTACGCTGACAAACAACACGGAGGATGCGAGCCACAAGGATGTAGTGGGCGCGGCAGCAATGCCAACCACCACCACCAAGGGCTGGCAGATTTCGTGCGACTCGCTGAACGTGGCCGACACCGCTGCAATGCTGACCGCCATCAAGAGCATGACACCGATGACGCTGATGTGGGACGAGACCAGCACCTCCGACAACCAGACCCGCGTAAAGGCTACCTTTGCCCGCAAGGGCCAGGCATATCTGTCTGATGTAACCTTCAACTTCAACGACCGAGAGAATGCCACAAAGCAGCTCCAGTTCGTTGGTACCGGTGCAATCAGCAGCCCCGCAGCCAGCGACACCGTTGAACCTATCGCCATCGGCAGCTACACCAAGGGTCAGTTCGTTCGTCTGTTCCTGGGCAGCGACAACTCGGCAGCACCTACCACCGTCATCGCAGCAGCGAAGACACTGGCGCTCCACGTTTCGCTCACTATGGAATCGGCCACAACGAAGGACACTACAGGCGAATGGGATGTGCAGGAGCCAACAGCAATCGCATACGACATCACCACTGGTGCACTGATGCGAAGCGGCGAGACCATCACATCGCAGGTGGCAGCCAAGGCTCTGGCCGACCTCGAGAGCATCTACGAGGCAGGCACACCGGTGAAGTGGAAGATAGCAAACGTTTCGGGCGACAACAACCGCACCGCATCGAGCACTATCGTGAGTGGATCGGTATTGCTGACACAGCTGACACTAAACGGCCCCAACCGACAGAACGCCGACTACCAGGCAAGCATGCAGGGTTATGGCGCCTACGAGGTGGCCGCGTAAATATCCCACAAGGCCGCTCGCCTGCCCATTGCCCTACGGTCCAACGCTTGGCAAGGCATGGCGGGCGGTTTTTTCTTTTACCACATTAAACCCCAGAAGAAGATATGAAAACAAAAGAAATTACACTTTGCGGCAAGCAGGTGATGGTGGCCTATTGTTTTGCCACCGAAATCGCGTTTAAAAAGTTCACCGGCGTGAACCTCGACGAGTTCGACGCCACAAACCCCGAGCACATCATCTACATCATCCTTTCGGCCATCGCCACCTACTATCAGAAGGAGGGCACCGATGCACCCGTGAAGGACGAGAATCTGATGTACGACGTGCAGCCCCGCGAGCTGATCGACGCACTCAACGAGGTGCTGAAGCTCCGCGCCGATTGGTACCAGCTGCCCAAGGGCGACACCATCGACGAGCAGAAGCCCGACCCCGACCGCAAGCGCCGCAAGCCAAAAAACGCCTAACCGCCTACGACCTGTATCAGCTGTTCGTAGGCGAGATAGGCATCCCACGTCGCGAGTTCCTCTACGAGATAGAGCACTGGGAGGCTCGCCGCATCCTCGAAGGCTACCAAGCCCGCCACCGCAATATGTGGAACGCCATCCGCTGGCAGACCTTCAAACTGATGGAGGCGCAATGTGGCACCGAGGGCATGCACAAGAACAACCTATTCAAGCCCGAGAACCTGCTGCCCTTCTATTGGGACGACAAGGAGCCCGACGACCTGGGAGGACTGAACGAGCCACTGACCGACGCTGAAGTGAAAGGCCTGCAAGCCGACATCGACCGGGCCAATGCCGAAGGCACCCCGTGGTAAAATATGGTAAACCCTCAACGCAAAGTTGAGGGTTTTTTGTATGGAAGAATTTATCACCGGATATAGAGGACTAAACGCTACCAACGCCCGAGTGGATATGTTGCGAGCAGATTTCGAGGGACTGAAAAACCTCGATAAAGTCATCAGCTCGGTGCTGCATCGCCTGGCGCTTCAGGAGAACGTAAAGCAGCAGGTATCGATGGCCCACACCGGCACCATCAGTCGCGCATCGTTCGACGGATGGTTCTCCGAGGTGGTTCGTCAGGAACTGGGCAAGGTGCTGGCCGTGCAGCGTGCCAAGGCTGTGCAGAAAGCCCGCACACAAGCCAAGGCAGGCAGCGCATCATCGGCCGTGCTTCGGCGAATGTATAAAGACGAGCTCGCCGGTAACATCAACATCGCCAGCCCTCGCGGACGCATCAGCAGCCGCACCCGAAACTATCAGCCAGGATGGTTGAAGCCTCGATACGTGGGCGACCGCACTAAGAAAATCAACGAATACTATGGTCCCGATCGTGGATTCATTCTGCGATTCCTCGAGGGTGGCACCGACGTGCGCACCGCCACATCTTACGGACCCAAGGGCAAAGGTTCGATGGCATCGTGGGGTGCTCGCGGATCAATCGCCCCGCGCTCATTCTTCCACGGCATGGGTGCCGACATGGAGCAGGCGGCACAGCAGCTCGGCCACACCCTGAACGGCTACGTGGAGAAGTGGTTAGTTAGAACATTTAAAGAAGGATAAGATATATGGCAAAATCAGTACTTGAACTTGCCGTTGGCACAGGCCAATGGGATGCCGGGCTAAAGAAGGCGAAGAATGCACTCGACAACTTCACCCAGGCCAATGGCGGATTGCAGTCGGCTCTGAATAAGGACTCAAAGAGCATGCAGACCTTCGTGCAGATGATGGGCCGCATGGATTCGACCGCCAAGACCGCCAAGGGGCAGATGAACGACTACAAGGGCACCATCGAGCAGCTCACCATGCAATACAATCGCATGACCGACGCGCAGAAGTCAGCCGTGGGCCCGGCGTATCTGCAAGCCATCGACCAGATGAAGCAGAGATACAAAGGCGTGGCCGACGAGGTGGCAAAGATAAACCAGGAGCTGAAGCAGACATCGACGCTGAGCGACGGCATCCAGCAGGGCGGCACCGGTGGCGGTGGATTGTTTAGTGGCGACAAGTTGAGTGGTATGCTGCAAGTGTTCGGCGGTAACGTGATGACCAAGGTGGCCGGCATGGGCGTGGGATTCGTCAGCGAGCTGGGCGACATGGTAAAGCAGGGCATCGAGCTGGCACGCGCCGGCGAGGGCATCCGCATCGCATTTGAGCGACTAAACAAGCCCGGACTGCTCGACAATCTGCGCGAGGCTACGCATGGCACCGTGACCGACCTGGAACTGATGAAGGCTGCCGTGAAGTTCAACGACTTCAAACTGCCCGTCGAAGAGTTGGGCACCATGCTCGCCTTTGCTCAGCAGAAGGCAAAGGACACCGGACAGAGTGTTGACTATATGGTGGACTCAATCGTCACGGGATTGGGCCGTAAGTCGCTCATGATTCTTGACAACCTCGGACTATCAGCCACCGAAATCCGCGACAAGATGAAGGAGACCGGCGACATGACCAAGGCCGTCGGTGCCATCATCCGCGAACAGATGGCCAAGGCTGGCGACTATGTAGAGACCGCCGCTGACCGTGCAACCAAGGCCAATGTGGAGCTCGAAAACGCCATGACTCGCCTGGGCGAGACATTCCAGCCGCTGACCGATGCCGCAAACTCTATGTGGAACGACATCAAGATCGGCGCACTCGATCTGCTGAATAATGCCATCCGCCCACTCATCAACGCATTCACCGAGGCAGGTCGTGCCCGAGCCCTCTATGAGAACCAAGGCGGCGACGCAAGAGTGAACCGCCAACTCGGTCGACTAAAGGGCGTACAAACCGACAGCTATCGACAGGGCACATATAAGGCACAGCTGCGCAACTACGACACGCAGATAGCAAGCCACGAGCAATATCTGAAGGACTACAAGGCATGGCAGAGCGACAACACCAATGTGGGTGCTTACGATCGCATGCAGAAGTTCAAGCAGCAGACAGGCTTGGAATGGGTGAGCGACGTGCAAGCCCACCTCGACGCATTCAAGAAGATGCGCTCAGAGTATGTGCAAGGAGCCAAGGCAATACTCGAAGGCAACCCTGTCCCATCACCCACCTCCACAACGACAACCACCCCAACTGGCGGCGCAAGCGGCAACACCTTCGACGCATCGAAGATAGCCTTCACTGGTGGCGAAGGTTTCAAGGCACAAACGCCAGCGTTTGAGCCAATGATGAACACCATCGACTTTATGGCTGGACTGCGTAAGGAGATGGGTATGGACGGCGAGAAGACACGCGACTGGGGCAAGGAACTCGGCCAAGTGTTTGCCGACTATGTGGCCGATCCTGACAAAGAAAAGCGAGACAAGGCCAACAAGACCGACAAGGACCTGGTTAAAAACTTATCGACACTTACCAGCGGCATTTCAACGCTGACAAGCGGCATCAAGGGATTGGGAATTGACCTGCCAAAAGAGGTGGATGATGTTATCGGCATAATCACAAGTCTAACATCAATAATCCAAGGTGTGCAGACCATCATCTCCATTTTTGGTAATACGGCAATGGCAGCCAACACCGCAGCCATCATCGCCAACACCGCAGCACTCACGGCAAACACCGCCACCAATCTGATACCATTCGCTCACGGCGGAATAGTGCCACATGCTGCCAACGGTTACTATGTGCCGGGCACTCATGCCAGTGGCGACGTGACTCCAATACTGGCCAATGCTGGCGAGCTGGTGCTGAACAAATCGAGCCAGAACAATCTGGCCAACGAATTGAAAGGAGCCGAGGCACTGGTGCAGACCATCGACCGCTATCAGACATCTATCATGCGTGGCTCGCAGTACAACTACGGCACACCAACAATAGGCGGAGGAATGCTGGGCAACATGAAGCTGGAGACATTGATAACAGGCGAGCAGATAAGACTGGTGCTGAACAACAACGGACGCCGAACTGGTCGCGGCGAATATATCACCACTAATTTTAAATAAGCTATGGCAAGAGCAATTAGATGGACCATACCATTTAAAAGTTTCAACGGCACGAGCTGCCACGTCGACATATACGACGAGGGATTTGCAGGTGAGGTGACCACGCTGAAGGGCGACGCAGAGCCATTCTACTATGAGGAGGGCAACGGCAGCGACCTGCTGAACGACGTGGTGCGCTATCGCACAGGATATATAAACGTGATAGAGGAATCCGCCACACAGCTGGCCGACATCTACCCCACCACCGACAAGCAGCGATACGTGGAGTTCTACTACGGCGCATCGCTCAACTTCTGCGGATATATCCAGGTGCAGTCGTTCGATGTGGATTGGACGGCCTACCCTCGCGTGGTGAGTCTGCCGGTATTGTCGCCACTCGGCATCGCCGACAAGCTGCGATTCGGCACCATCTACCCGCCGGTGGTGAAGACACTCGGCCAACTGCTCGATACGGTGATAACCGGACTGGGTGCAGCCTATACCCACGTATATCTGCCACACATCACCGACATCGACTTCAGTCTGGAGATATTCTCGCTCATCGCTTCGCCCTGGAACGAGAACTATCACCACTCCATCGCAGCCGCCACCGAGAGCGTATTCATGGGTGCCGAAACGTATTGGTATTTTATCGAGGGAATCTGCAAGGCATTTGGATGGATGGTACACGACACACCGAACGCGCTGATGTTTACGATGTTCGACCATATTGGACTGTACGACCAATACACCGTGGGGCATATAGGCGATGCGAACTACAAGACGGTGGTGCCCGCACCTACTGACACTGTGTTCCCACTTACAAACTGGTTTACATATCGTGACAACGATGCCAAACAGAGCATGATATTGCCGACGGATAGCATCGAGATAGACTACGACGGCGAGCTGGAGGACGGCGTGGAGTGCGGGCTGGAGCGCACACGATTCGTGAGCGTTTCGGGCTACGGCGACAGATACAATACAAGTGTCTGCAACCTTGACCCCGTGACAAACGAGGTGCAAGTGTCGGGAGGTACTGTGGTATTTGATGCAAACCACCACGCAGCCTACGGAAACTATGCAATAGCACTCGGCGACGAAGAAGGCATACTTTGTGCCCTCGATCCAGCGATGGTGTCAGACGCCACTCTGTTTAGGGTGCGCTATTACACCAAGACAGCCGGACGCCACTGGCAGCTGGACTACGACATATCCATCGGAGAATTCATCGCGAATCTGGAGCCCGACGATGCCATCCGCGACAACATTCACACCACGATGACCATCGCCGACAACTACATTGAGGTGGAGTTTAAACTGTTTTATAACACCACATATCCATTCCCTACAGCCAAGCTGCTGTTCTTCACTCGCATCCGTCTGGACTTGATAACCAACAACGAGCTGTATCAGAGCTACAAGATACGCCCAGCGGAATCGGCCGACGTGCTGCCTAACGTGAGCTACATGGGCGCATCAGAAAGCGTGTCGATGCCATTCTCACTCTATCGCGAGGGCACCAACCTAATCGGCAACACGGTGAAAACCACCAAGCTGACCACCTACCCTTATATGTTCGCACCACGCAACCAACTGATAGCAAAGTTTGTGGGAACGATGGCCGATATGTATGCAGCCCGATTGTATTCGTTCTGGAAGTCGGGATGGGTGTGGCGCATCATCGCCGTGGCATTCTATCCACGCAACGACGAGTACGAGCTGACCATGCAGGAGAGCTCGGCCATCGAGGATATTCTGAACGGCACAGCCACCCGCAGTCTGTCCGAAGATGAAAGCGTGGATGTGGAAGAAAACGACCCACCCCAGGAGGAGCAGGTCGTTAGGCGATCACCATCCAAGAACAAAATCATCAGCCCACACATCATCTACGGAGATGCCGAAGCTGCGCATGCTGGTGGCAAGACCACCACTCAGAATCGTCAGGCGGTTGCGCTCGAAGGCCACATCTGATAGATTTATTTCAGTAATAGCGGACTCGTCACTACGGCGAGCCGTTATTTTTATGTCGGTACTGTAGCCATCAATCGGGCACAGGCTATATGCAGCCACGGTGAGCGTGCCGGTGGTGCCGATATACGATGCTGGAACACTGACCGAACGCTCCGCAGACTGAGCGCCGTCGGCCTCGCCCGTGAGATAGTTGAGTGCGTAGTACCATGTGCCCTGCCATGCTATCGACGCAATATCAGCGGGTATCTCGTCGCTCGGAGCAATGCGCAGTCGAGTGGCCACGCGCTTCAGTTGCAGCGATACGTTATTATCGCCCGAGGGTTGCAGGTCAACAGTCTTTGCCAGGTAGAAGGTGTCGCCAGGCTTGGCCCACGTGATTGTGGTGCCATCGGTTGTGGCGTCAGTACCGCCCGAGGCAACTACATAGAAGGTGTGCTCGCCGTAGGTGACGCCCACAGAAGCTGAGCCGAAGCCCGCATCGGTGCTCGACTGGTGAACCGTCTGCACAAGGCTTCCGCCCACGTAATCATACAGCCAAAGGTCCTTCATCTTAGCGTCATCGAGCGAGGCGCGGGTGCGATAGTCATCGCCGAACGAGATGCTGATGGTGATGGTGTCTTCCCATCGCGGCGTCTGCATCGAATCGGCTGGGGCGTCGGTTGGTGTTTCGGTTCGAGGTTTGTCGCAGCCTGCTGCGACTAAGCATGCCAGCGCTATCGCCACTGGCAGAGAAAAAGATTTGCGTTTCATAATTTTGAGTTTTTTTGATTAAGTAAATATTAAGTTCGTACAAAGTACAGATGTCATTTATTTTTTAGATTTCAGTTTTTTCGCTACCATCTCAAAATCATCGTACACATCCTTGGCCAGCACCTTTGCATAGCGTTGAGTCTGCACAATGTTCGTGTGGCCCAGCATGCGGCTCACGTTCTCGATTTTCGCATCATTCGATAGCATCCATGTGGCAAACGAGTGACGCCCCATGTGCGAGTGCAGGCGCTCAATACCTATCACCATGCCGATGGCCTTCAGCAGCTGATTGTATCGCTGGTTCGTCATTTTCGGCACCTTCCATCCGTTGCGCTCCAGCACCTCCACCACCGGCGGCAGTAGTGTTGATACGTATGGCACACCCGTCTTGATGCGTTCGCCTATAAACCGCCATTCGCCGTCAACCTCGCGATACTTCGAGATGTCGAAGTGTTGAGTATCAGAGTAAGCCAGCCCTGTAAACATCTGGAACACGAAGAGGTCGCGAGCCATCGCCACCTGACTGCCAGGCACAGGCGTGAGCTCCATCACCTTGAACATCTGCTCCTCAGTCAGATAGTCCACCACATCGCGGCGGGTGCGCTTGAATTCACCTTTCATTCGGTCGTATGGGTTCACGCTGATTTTCCCGAACTTCAGCGCCCGGTTCAGCATCGCCTTCATGCATTTGTGGTAATTATACACCGTATCGCTGCTGATGTGCTCCGGCTCCACGCCTGCATCTATCTGGTTCTGAGTGAGCGGTACATACTGCTGGCGCAGCCACACATCGAAGCCGTAAATATTTTCCGGCGAGAGATGTTCCCATCGCGTCAGCTGCCCATAATCCACCAACTTGTTGATGAGCGTCTGGTATCGCTTTTTCGTCGTCGACGATATGTTTGCCGTCGATGCCATGTTCTTGATCCACTTAATCAGCGTGGGCTCGTCCGAATCATCCGCAGCCACATCCCACACCTTGCGACGGATTGCAACCACATCGACAGGTCTGCGCTCGTCCAGGCACAGATTCACCTCTTTTTCTACCAAGCGCACGATAGTCGTCAGTCGCTCGTTCAGCAGGTCGGCATCCGTCGAGAATCTATCGTCGCGGATGGTATTGCCAACCAGCCGTTCTTTACGCACGCGCACACCCGTATTAATATAATATGGTTTGCGGTTGATGGTTACACGCACTTCAACTGGTCCTTCCTCGCCTTGTGGTGTTCGTTTGTGGTGGTCATAGGCCAATGCTATCTTTATCATCTTAAATATAATTTTTTAAGGTTTCCCCATTATGGGGATATTTGGGGAAACGTGGGTTAAACATTCGGGGAAACTACTGCGCCATTTTGCGCCAAAATGCACCGATTTGCACTTCCGTATCATCAGCCACAATCCTTCCGAACCTCCCAAAACCGCCGTATTTCCGGCCATTTCCCACAAAATTATATGTGGAGCTGGAGGGGACGGGTGCGGGATTGTGGGCTCCCTTTATTTATGGGGGTTTGAGGGCGGTTTTGGGGTATATCATTTTATATTTGGGGAAACAAATTTTTATTTGTCGGGGGTGATTAGACTCCGTTCGTCGGCGACACCTTGGGGAAATGAGGTGCCGGAGGAGTAGCGAGCGAGCTGTGCCTGGAGGAGTTTGATGGTGGCGTCGCGCTGCGCGATGTCATCAACTTGGCGGTCGTAGTTTTTGCGAACTGCGGCCAAGGTGTTCTTGATGTGGTCCAATTCGGTTTGGAGACTTACGAGTTGGGTGCGCATTGTGATCACCTGCTCATGGTTTTCTTGAATCGTGGCATCTTTGTCGAGGATCAACGATTTGAAATACTCCAAATCTTTTCTCATGTCCTCGATGACCTTTGCATTAAGTTTCAATGCATCATGGTAGAAGTCAACGTCGACAGATGGTGATTCGTGTATATTTGCACATTCGTGGTGATTCTTGTCGACAAACATGAGCTGACCAGGACGACCACGAAGCCATTCCATATTGAAGCCGTATTTTTCAGCCAAGATGCGCAGGGTTGCATCGGAAGGCTGAACCTTGCCAGTCATTATACGCGATATAGTGTTTGCGCTGATGCCCGTGGCTTCAGCCAAACCCTTCTGTCCATCAATCCATTTGTTTTGCACAAGCCAGTCCAGAGCCGTTGCAAAATTCTCGTTTTTTATATTCATATTATACACAAATCACCTCAAATAACCACGAATATACTTAAATTAGGTTAAAAATAACCACAAATCTACATAAATACACACGGCGTATCAATTTTTTATCTTATATTTGCACTCGAAATCAATAAACGAGTAAAAACCAGCCTAAAACGCACCTAAAGCGCATAAAGCCCGTTAAACACCAATAAGCGGGTGCAAAGGTAAGAATTTAAAGCTGGAAATATTACAAAATTACAATAGAATTAATAAACATTAAGAAAATGGCACAGGAATATGTAAGCACCCAGGAACTGATGGACATACGTGTGGGAGGCACCCGCGTATTCCAGCTGAATGATCCGAAGAAGATGCAGTCGGTGGCCAGCATGTGCACCCGACTGAAGAACGAGGGGCGCGGCGATTGGACCGTGCGCAAGGACTATGAGAGCACATCTGTAAGTATTACCAGAAACAAATAGAGAACTATGAACAGAGAAGATATGTTAGAACTGAAATCCGTGGTACGCCGCGCGATGGAAGAGCAGATGGAGATGTACCAAGAGGTATGGCTGACGGCTGATCAGGTGTGCCAGGTGTTCGGCACGTTCACGAAGTCGTGGCTTGATAGGTACGGACATTCGTTGCCACGTAAACAGCCGAGGGTGACAGACGAGCGAGGCGAGACGCATGGTAACAAGTGGCTCTATCCAAGGAACAAGATTCAGCGGATGTTCGCCACAGGCGAGATAGAGCAGCTGAAATGCAGAGCAGTGATAACAACAACTTAATAGACCATAGCAATCTTGGGTAGCGACCCGATCCAATCAAAGTAATTTAGTTGAGTTTATAATGGATTAGATTGGAATTGAAGTTTCAAAGAACGAGCAATCGGCCCGCTGTGAAGTTCGCCGATTTATTAACCTAAAAGATAAGTACCACGATACAAGGAAGGAAAAAGCCGGAAAC